GTGAAAGCGTGCGCGGCGCGCTCGGACGCCATGCCGTCACCGGATCCGGCTGGCATGTCTGATAACCGGCTTGTTATGCGCTGCTCCAAGCCAGCTTGCCGCCATAGCGAATAGAGACGGATTCCGGCGTCGTATTGATCAACCGTTATCTGCCCGTGCCGCCTATAGTAGTCCAAGCTAGTACCGTCGATGACCCGGCGAACCATCTTCCCGGCCTTGCGGGTTTCTTGCGTCACTATTTCGTTGTGCTGTCCGCGCTCGGCAGTGGGTAGCACGTCCGCGTTTTCAAAGACCTTTGCTTTGCTTTTTTTAGCCACTTTGTAGCACCCCTAACGCTGCTTTGGTTTCTTCCAATGCGCCGGGATGGTCTGGTGGATATCCCCAGGCATCGTTCCAGTATTGGCATTTGAGCCAGTTTCGCACTCTCGCGTGCGCGCGATCTGCTTGCGGGTTGTGCGCGAAATCCTTTGCTTCAATCGGATCTTGCCACGCCTCTTGGTTCAGCCACGTCAGCGGGCGGCGGAAATACTCCACGCCCTTCCCTTTGCTTTGATGGCTTTGAAGCTGCGCCTTGTAAGCCGTAATGATGGTCTGCGGGTCAGTCTGCTTACATGCTCGCAAGAACTTTGCTTTACACTGTGGCTTGGCCTGCTTGTGAGCGACTATTTTCCAGAATTTATCGAACCACTCGTCCGCTTTGTTAGAGTCTGTTCTTTCTATAGTAGTTATCTGGTTAGTATCTCTGTTCTTTATAGTGTGCTGATTTACCGTATACGGTTTTGCCGTATACGGTTTTTCGGGAAATGGTGAAATTTGAGGCGTATCATAGATAAAATAGACGAAGCTGGCGTATTTACCCTCGTTTCTCTGCGCTTCTTTGATGATGTATCCACATTCGATCAGGGCGGCGATAACTTTGTAGGCTTTTTCCCTGCCCCACTTGAAGCGTTTACGGATATCTGTGAGCGATAGCTGCCATGACGGCGGCTTTGACAGCAGATAGACCATCAGGGCAAGCCCCTCACCCGTCACCCGGTCGTCATTCAGTAGCGCATTTGGCAAAACCGTGAAGTTTTCCGTAAGCGCGCTTCTGTTGATGAACTGATCGGTCATATCCACAGCACCTGTGTTGTGCCGCTGTCGTCGTCCTTGTCCCAGACGAACCACGCATAGGCTGTCGTGCCGCTGCTGCTGACCGGCGTGTTGCTGTCCACATAGTCGCCACGCCAAATCGTCAGTCTTTGGCTGAACACATGCACTCTGGACGGCGGATTGATGCTGAAAATGCTGTAATGCCGCTTCACGCCCTCAAGGAACGACAGTCGCAGCAGCCAAGCGTGTTTTTCTACGCCAAGATTGATTGCGTGCTTCACAAACTCGTCGGCCAGCTTGTAAGGCGGGTTTGTGACAAGGCTGTCGGCTTTGCGTTCCGTCTCCATAAGGAAATCGACGCCAGCATCACAGAATCCATAGTCGTTTAGATCCGTGCTGACCGTCTTGTAACCCTTGTCTTCAAGCACCACAGATATAGCGCCGTCGCCCGCAGCCGGTTCCCACACGGTTTTGTCGAAATCTTCGACCCGCAACAGCTTTTCCGTTGCCTTAAAGGGCGTCGGATACCAGTCGTCTTTTTGCCTGTCGTGTTTAGCCATTTACTCGCCTTGCCGTTATCTCGCGCCATAGGACGCTGATGTCAGTCAATTCGCTGTCAGGCAGGGCCATCGTCTCGCCATGCCCAAGGTCACGCACCTGTGCGCGCTCTAAAAACCTTTGCTTTGATGCCCATCCGACGATGCCGATGCCGTCTTTGACCTGTTCGCAGGACACAACCACGTCAGCGCGGAACTTTGCCGGTGTGCGGAATAATGTGTGACTGCCGTGAAAACGCGCTTTCACGTCGATGCTGACATCCCCGGCGAACAGATCGGCACCGCTGTCGATGCCCAGGTGATACGGGTTGAAATCCAGACTTAGCGCCTTTGCGACGGCGCACTCTGCCCGTATGCCAAGCAGATCAATGTTGCCTGCTCCCTGCGGCGCTACCCGTTGCGGATCTATCCCGCTTGCACGGTTCATCTGCCAGCGCATACGGCTGGCCTGCTCACACTGGCTTTCCTCTTGTCGAGACAGTTTGACGATCATCGTTTTATGAAATCCCCCCATTGCTTCGCCATCGCACGGGCAATGCCGGGATAAAACTTGCTCCGACGCTTCCAGCGGTCTGGTCCTGGTGCCGCCAAATGCACGTCTGCGCGCGCTGTAGTGCCGTCTAAAGAGCCATCTGGCACTAACAGCGGCAGATTACGCAGCCAAAGACAGGTTCGTTTTTTCACGTTGTCGCGGTCCGCTTCATCACTGGCAAACTGCCAAGGGTGAATGGATTGTGAAAACGGTTGGAAGCCCCTGATACGCTCTTTGGCGTAACGGTGCATAACTGGGTTTTCCACAGCCACATGGCGGATACCCGCGTTCCAGCACTGCGAAAAAAGATCCGCGCCTTCTTGTAATTCCATCCAAATGTCAGACAGGCACCGACCCGGAGGCGCTTTTTTGAGCCAGCGGACGCCACTATTGCACAAGCGCGTGCAAGGTGGGTGAGCGATAAACAAATCCCAATGCTCTAAATAAAGGACATCGCGCACGTCCGCTTGGCGGTGGAATGGTGAATGATCATCGCTAGGCAAAATATCGCATGACCAAGCATCAAAGCCCTTCTGCCGAAACGCTTGCCTGACAATGCCTGATGTCTCACAGCCCACTAATACTCGCATCGTCATTTCCGGAGAAACCCTGTCGGCTGATAGCCAGCGCGGTCATTCTGGAAACTGTCGAGAGTTTCACAGCGCGGGCAAATGCGGTTTCCGGCGTGATAAGACCTAAAATCCTGCCTGCAATTCAGACATGACCTGACGCGGGAGCGTTCATCTGTCACCAGATAGCTAGAAAGGTTCACACCTTCCTTATTCACCGGCCTTACTGGCATTGTGTCGCCCCATCAGCAGATCAAAAAAGTCAGCCATTGGCAGGACGACCAACTCCGGCTTGTTGTCTGCCTTGAGAACAAGCGCGTCGTTGTCTTCCAGCCATGAGTAGATTTGTTTGAAGCCGTTGCCCCGGCATTTGATTTCCAGCACCCACTCGTCAACGCTGTTCTTCACCACAACGTCGCCTTTGATGCTGGCACCGCCGGATAACGGCACGCGGTAGGCATCTAGCCCGTGTTCAAGCGCCTTGAGCCGGACATTGTTTTCCGTCCTGTAGCCCTTGTCCCGCTGCTTCTTGCTCATCAATGACCCAATCCGCGCTTGTCACCTGTCCGTCCGTCAGCCGGTCAACCAAGACCATGTGTTTGCCCGTTGGCATCGACACACGGTTCAGCCATTTCCAGACTGCGACGTTGGAAACGCCCACCTGTTTGGCGAAAGCTGTGGCTGTCATGGAGTTTTGGACGAGATATTGGTTCAAACGCATAATTTACCCTCAGTTATAAGGGTAACTTAATCTGACTGATTGTGACTTGTCAAACCTGATCCAATCCGTTACCGTGTTTTTTAACTATCGGTTATTGAAAACCTAGAAAGGTAAGTTTATGAGACTTGGTAGTGATAACGGAAATGGGTCATTTGGCACTGTCACTGGATGGTGCCACCCGCCAACAGGCTCGCCTAAAAGGCTTGGGGTTTTTGCTTTTCAAGCAAGGACGATTGGCTTTGATGGCTTGATCCTAGTGAGGAAAACACATGGAATATCCAAACAACTTATTGGCGTGCAGAACTGCGGCCCGCCTTTCGCAAATGAAAGTCGCTGCTGCATTGGAAGTGAGTCAGAGTGAATACTCAAGGATGGAATTAGGCCGACGCCAAGTCGGCGCTCATGCAGATAAACTTGCTGAAATCTTCGGCGTGACGACGGACAAGCTGCTCGAATTTAAGGGCAGCAACCTTGAAATAGCACCGCCAGAAAACGGTTACGTTGTCACAAAACTGCCAATCTTCGGCAGGAGAGTAGTCGGCAGGTACTGCATGTTGAATTTTGACGGAGAACCTGTGGAAATGGTCGATAAACCAGCCTCCCTTGCCGCCAACAAAGACGCATATGGCGTATATGTCCCAGGCGACAGCATGGAACCTCGCATCAAAACTGGTGACTTGTTATATGTCGAGCCGCACCAGCCTATCAGAAAGAACGATTTAGTCGTCGTCTCATATGGCGATGACGGCCTGCGCGAAATAATGGAATATTGCGGCCACGAGGAAGATCAAATCTGTCTGTGCCGAAAAAATCCGGCTGACCGTGTTCTTGTCGCCCAAGATGAAGTGGTGACAATGGACCGAGTGAGCGGTGTGAAGTTTCTCTAACTAAGGGTAAATTAAACCTTTACTTATGCGGGTAACTAACCTACAGTTACCCGCATGTCAAAGGTAGAAACTTCAACTACGGACGGGGATGCGCCCACTAAGCGCGTCCCCGATTACTTTCAGAAATTCAAGCTGCCCCCTTCGGCGCTGGCGAAGCGCGCAAACACAGTCGGCGGCAGTGATATCAATATCCTTGCCAGTGGCGACGAAGCCAAGATCACCCGCCTGTTTGAAGAAAAGTGCGGGCTGACAGAGCCGGAAGATTTATCGACAGTGTGGCCCGTTCTTATGGGCTGGACGACCGAAGATCTGAACGTCGCATGGTTTGAGTACAAGCATCAGAAGACGGTCAAGAACCAACAGCTAGTCATTCAGTCTAAGACGCTGCCTTTCATGCGCTGCACCCTAGACGGCAGTGTAGACGATTGGGAAGGCGCACAAGCAGTCTTCGATGCCAAGTTTACGCTTGGCCGTCCTAAGAAGGGTGAGGCATGGCAGGATGTCATCCCTCGCCTTGTGAAAGGCTACAGCCCACAACTGCATTGGAATGGCCGCTTGCTGGAAGAACATACCGGCAAGAAGGTCAAGTTTGGCATCCTGCACATCATTCGTGGCGGTGACGAACCTACCACCCATGTCATCAAGCTGGACCGGCACTACACCGACCATCTGATCGACTTGGCGACAGAGTTTATGCACGCCGTCGAGACAGGTGAGCCACCTTATATCCCTATCCCCATTGATGCCCCCGTCCCGCCAGACGAGCGCGTTCCGTATGACATGACGGAGCATAAGAAGGCGCTGGACTGGAAGCGGTTTGCAGAGACGTGGGTGCAGACCTATGGCGCTGCACAGTCCTTCAAGGACGCTGAGACGGCCATCAAGAAGCTAGTACCGCGTGATGCGTCAGAGGCATCCGGCCACGGCATCCGTGTGCGTGTGAACAAGAACAACTCAAAGAGGATTGAGGTAGATGAGTGAATTAGCGAAGGCGCTTGCTGCTTACCAGAGCAATACGGGTGGTGTGGAAGCCGATGCAAAAGGTCAACGCAGCAACTATGCGTCTCTTGGTGAAGTCATCAACAACGTCAAGCAGGCAAACAACTATGGCCTGACCTTCACGCAAGAAGTGGACTTTGAAGGCGACACGATGTTCGTGCGTACCGTGATGATGCACACAAGCGGTGAAGCTCGCATGTCTCGCTATCCCATCTTTGTCGATGACAAGACCAACAGCCAGAAGATCGGCGGCGCAATCACATATGCCAAGCGTTACGCCCTCGCCAGCATGTTCGGCACCGAAAAAGGCGTCGAAGATTCTGACGACGATGGCGAG